GATACTGTAAACGGTTTCCAGCCCCTTAGTTGAAGCGCTTAGAGGCGTCTTCTGTGGAGCGATCGGAAACAATGCGTTTACCGCCAGGGATCCGGCAACGAGAACACCGGCCCCGATAAGCCCACCAAGAATGCTGGCGGTTAATGGGGCCGTTATTCCCAGCAAGGGAGGAAAGGCAATCGATGCCACCAGGGCCACGACAGCCACGGCGATCAGGGCGATGTTTCGTGCATTGCTTCCGTGTAAACGCGGTTCAAAGGTAAGCGTGTGGCCCGCCTTGACTCTGACGCGATCCCGCATATGGGCCGGGATCGGCACACCATCGATATAGGCGGCATATTCGATTGGCATGTGTGATTTACGTTCACCACATGCCTGATCTATTAGCTCGGCAACGGTAAGTCCCGATGGCAGAGCGACATTAATATGCTCTTGTAGGAGTGGGCGTGGGCGACCTATGACCCTGACAGTATCGTTTGGCGTGAAGATCTCGCCTTCAAAGCGTTTGATGGTAAGATCATTCACGCCATGGCCTCATGTCTCATGAAGCGAGAGATCCGCTTCTTCAGATGGATTGCGCTATACTGCTCAATTCTGCTGCCTCCGCCAAGTCCTACATGAAGCATGTATCTTCGTTTGACAATCAGCCCGATATGCCGCTCGTGACCGGCAAGGGTCACTAGAACGCAGTCCAACGGCCTCACATCGCGCTCCTTGACTTCATGCCAAGGCTGGGAAAGCCCCTGTATTAGCGCCTGTATGGCCAGGGTATCCTCTGCCGTGACATAGGCATCAGAATAGGCAGGCAGGGCCACGCCCGCTTCCCGATAAATGGCCACAACAAGCCCCCAGCAATCATAGGCATCCGGCCCCCGACCTTGATCCAGGTATGGCAGCCCAACCCAACGATTGAAATCTATTTCGAGTGCAGTCCTGGAAAGGCAGATGGATCCATTGAGTCCGTAGGCCATTGTTCTGTAGCCATCGAATTGAGCGTCATGTCGAAGGTCAAATCTCGCGCACTGCTCGTGACAGATACAACATCGAGCCATGGCGATTCTACTTCAACGGCATCAGGATCGGACGCCAATACAAACTCTAGTTTGGCGCGAGCGGGAGTTGTCGTTGATCTCACTAATTCGATCAATGGGCGGGTAACATTGCAGATACGAAATTGCGATCGTGGCGGAGCATCTTCACGCTCATCGGGAATAACAACTTGCATCGGCAGATAGATATAATCATCCCCCCGCGAAACTGTCTTGTATTGCAATGGAGCATCACTGACCAGCGTTGTTGGATCTGTTGATAGTCTGATTGGCGCATCGAGATCATCATGATCGATCGTCAGCAAAAAGATGATAACCTCGCCCGATTCCTGAGCGTTGATTGCCTCGCGGAAATTCAGTGAAAGGGAGCGCGTCATGTCGGCAGAACCACAAAGCTAATTGTTACAAGCCAGAAGTCTTCTGCCTGCCATGTTCGCGACGGCGGCTTATTCATCAATACAAGCCATTCCTGCTCTGGCGATTCCGCTGTCACTCCTTGCGCCGGGAAGCCAAAGCATAGCTCGCGATCAAGGGTTTCCTCCCGTAGAAAGCTTTCCAGCAATTCCCATTCTGTTGTCGTCATGAACATGGAACCGTTCGCCATGGCGACGTTCTTGGTGCATCTTCGACGCAAGCCCGCTGGTCCGGCCTCAAATGGATCAGAGATAACATTCCTGCTGAGCGTTTCCTGATAGCTGCTTCGTTGGAATGTCTGCGGCAATGCCTGCGGCCATGTCACCGTTGCCATTTATGTCGTTGCCTCCACCTCGGCAAAACTTATGACGATGATATTCAATTGCTCAACCGTAGGCGCATAGAAGGTATCCGAATCGGTAAATAGTCCTGCTGTAATAAACTGTTCAAGATTGGCGATTGTGGGTGTGTAGAACGTGTCCGGATCGCTGTATCTGGCGTTGACCGTAATTGTCTGATCATAGAGAAATGTTGGCGTATAGAAAATATCCGGATCTTCAAAGAGATCTTCCGGACCAATGAAGGATTCTCCGCTGCCCAGCTTCTCAAGGCTGAGAGATACAAACCATAGATCATCCGCATCCGACATCGATCGTGTCGGCGGCTCTATGAAACGCGAAATCCAATATCTGGCTTGATCTGTTGTGCCTTGTGGGGGGAACAGAAAGCGATGTGTTCCATCTGCTAATGTCGTATGAAAAAATGTGCGGAAGGCTTCCCATTCCGCTGTCGTCATTATCATCGTGCCCATAAAGGGAGATGGCGCGGATGTGGTGCGCCGCCGATAAGCAGGCGGACCAACATCATAGCCATCGGCTAGGATGTTATCCTCTTGCGCGTGCGAAAACTCTGATGTGAGAAAACTGTTGGGGAGAGACGATGGCCATATATCCATCTATCATCTCCGCGAGGTTGCCTGTGACAGACCAAACGTGGACTTGAGAGATTTGTGAACGCTTGATGCCGGATCGGCCACTTCCTTCGAAACGGCCTGCCTGATGAATACCGTGACATCGGTGCCGCCAGAGGAATTGGAGCGGCGATCCTCGTCTGCCCTGGTATTTGGCACCTGATTGATGACAGTGAAATTGTTTGTTGTCCCGCCGCCAAGGGCCTTCATCTGCTCGCTGGTGAAAACGCCCTCGCCCTTCTCCAGGATGGCTGGATACTCATTGGCACGCAGGCCGCCATGAAAGCGTGGTGCGCCCGCAAACATAGAGGATGGCAACGTGCGTGGAGTACCCTCACGACCAACTATACCTCCTTCGTGAACCGCAATACCACTTAACAATCCGGTTCCTGGTGCTCCACCTGTTACGCCCACGCCACCAATGATTTGCCGTAGAAACAATTGCATCATAGAATTGATGGCCAGCTTGGCGAGATCCTTGAGCAAAGCATCGAGCATGTCACGGAAATTTTCGCCCTCGACCACAGCATCAGCGAAGGCAGATGATACGGAACTAATGGCGGATCCTATTGTGGAATTGATGGTTTCCCCCACTTGCGCTACTTGATCTTTAGTGCGCTCGAACACCTCTCCCGACCTAATTGCTTCTTCTTTTAATTTCATTAGCCCTTTTTCAAATTCGGTTGTTCCGTCGCCGCCGAGCGCCACAACATAATTATACGCCTCGATCTTAATACGCAGCCTATCAAATTCTTCGGCGGATCCACGCAACGCAGCCGTCAACTGCTTGTTCTGATCAATCTGACGCTGTGTTGATGTTGTCTCATCAAATATATCCGCCAATAGTCTGTTGGCATCCCCCGCTAGTTTGGCTGAAATATAAACTTGCATCAGCCACTTGGCGTGCTCTGAATGCATGTTTATTACTTTGGCACCGCTTTCCTTCAATAATTCTAAAACAGCATCATACGCCTCAATCTCAATCGTTGCCCGATCTAGCGCCTTAGATCCGTTTGCTGCTGCGGCAGCCAGTTTATCCATATCTCCAGCGCCGCCTTGCAACTCAGCACGCCACTTGGCAATGGCTGCATTTTGTTTGTTTAATGTTTCTTGCGTCTCTGCTGGAATTGAGAATCCTCGCCCACCACGATCTTTCAGAAATGCACTGAGAAATTCAAATGTCCCAGCGGGCCTTCCCCTACTTTGTGATGCTCCAAATGTCTCTACAGTATTGGCCATTCGTTTGACTTGGCCTTCCGCCTGCATTGCCGATTTGCCAATGTCTATGAGATATTGCGGAAAACCTTTCGTAACCCCGGTTACGATTTCGGCTATTTCATCTCTTAATTCTCCCAACCCTAAAAACTCTGCAAACTCCCCCACAGTCGGCAACTTGCTTATTTCTGTTTTGAAAAAATTCCACCCCTCGACAGCCCCATTTATTTGTTTGATAAATGCATTAAACGGATGCGATAGTCCGCCAAGAACACGATTACTAAAGTTACCTAGCGGATTTTCACTTGAAATAACTGTTTCTTTCAAAAAATTTATTACTTTTGCCAACTGCTCCGCTTCGTCCGTTCCCTCGTCAAACACCCTGAAATTCATCGCGTCTCGCAATGCTTTCCAGTTTTTAATCAGTCTCTCAATCTCTCCATTGGAGCTAAAAATACTGTCAGCCAATTCTTGAAAATTGGCGGATGCCAGCTTTGCTGTTTCGGCAATGCCTTTGGATATCCCGAAGGCGGCATCTGCTTTCCCCACATACTGCACCAACGCATTACTGAGGATAGTAAACGAGTCTGCGATTGTCGCATTGGTCGCTGCAAACGCATCTTCGATAGGCTTTGCGCCCGCGAGGATTGCCCTGAACACCCGATCGGCTGTTAACGCACCCTCTGCACCAAGCTTCTTCAACCCTCCAATTGTGGTATTAAACTCGTCCGCAATAGCTTGTGCCAAAAGCGGCGCGTTTTCACGGATTGATCTCAATTCGTCGCCTTGAAAAATTCCAGAAGCAAGCGACTGAGCCAACTGGCGAATACCGTTGACTTGTTCCTGTACGGATGCGCCGCCAGCCTTGAATGCTTTGTTGACCAACTCAGTGGCTAGAGCTACTTGCTTCTCGGACGTGGCAACATCATTGGTCGAACGCAGTAATTTTCCATATAGCTCGGCTGTTTCAGAAAGGCTCGTGCGCGTCCTTGACGCAATTTCATTGATACCCTCCATCGACCGCGCCTGGATGTTAGAAATAGCGTTAGCAGCCGCCACCTGATTTGTCGCCAGCTTCCATGCGTCTGCATAGGACGCGACTTCTTTGACGCCACGAGCTAACAAGCCAACCGTAATAAACGCACCAAAAGCGCGACCTACTCGATGTAAGTTGCGCTCCAAATTTGTTAGCTGGCCCCGCATCTGCTGGGTGGCGCGAGCGGTTGTCTGCGCGGCCCGATTCATCTGAGCAATGAATTGTGTATTATTAAGCGTCAGATTGACAACAAGGGTGCCGATCGTTGCCATCTATCTATCCTTTACCGGCGTTTCTATCGAACCAATAGCGAAGATCTTTGCCCATATCCCTGATGGCCTGTCCAGCCTTGCCGTCTAATGCTGGCCGCAAGAACGGCTTTGCAGCCGAATGCACTGTGCCAAATTCAGTCAAATGTGCCCTTCGACTGATTGGCGGCTTGAAGCCGATAAACACTTCATTGGCATGAGATCGTAATCTGCTTCTTTCTGGATTGGTTGTTGTGATCGATCGCTTTAAGGCTCCGCTTTTCACCGGCACAAGACGCCTAGCTTCATCGGCCACCAAGTCGGCGGCATCTTTCAAGGCTCCAGGCACTCCAAATCTCTCAACTGCCGGTCCCAGGATCCTCATCCGGCGTATCAACTCCCTCGCTCCGCTGATCCAGAACTTTCCCTGCACGTGTTTTTATCCTTCGTCCAAAGTGTGCCTTGAGATTATGTCTGAATGCCTTCTGCCTTGCCTTTTTGCGTCTGCCAGTAAAATCTGGCATGAAGTCCATGGGCGAGAACGGTTCCGGGTGTGTCTTAGAATTGCGGTTAACATTTGCAATCGTGGCCGCAATAATGCCGGACCTGAGAAACGCCGCTTCCGATCCCCAAGGCTCTCGTGCGTAGAAATCAGCCCAATCAGACAATTCCTTTGCACTCAGAGTTTCCAACAATTCCTCGACAGTGCGCCCCAGAGCAAGCGCGAGCCGATGGAGGAATAGTCTTTGAGGATCGGTTAGTCGTTTCCCTCCGCACTCCCATAACCATTGAGACGCATGGCTATGCTCGTGCAGCGCTGGAAGGCTGATGCTGGCCAATCCATTAGTGGTTCCCAGTCGTTGTCATTCAGGATCCGCTTTCCGGATCCATCAACAATACAGCGCACTAATAGCTTGGCAGCAAACGTATCCTCATCCACGGCAATCGTGCCATTCTTCTTCGACTGGACGGACTTCTGGAACGTCATCAGTTCCGCCGCTGTAATGCCACGGATGACGATATCGCCGCCCAATTCAGGCAGCTTAACCGTCTCGCTCGATCGCTTAAAGGTAGATAGCAACTGCTCCCGCGTAAGCATAGCTCCTCCGTCTAGGCGTCACTGGAGAAAACCAGATCGCCGGTTGGCTTCAGGGTAATAGCCAAGTTATACACGGAATCGATCGCGGTGTTATAGCTCCAGTTCATCACCAGAGCGGCAAACTCCACTTCTTCTGCGGGGCTGTCCGTCAAGATGATCTTGAACAGGCGGCGAGCGCCAGTGCGGTTATCATCGCGAAGGCCCTGATGTTGGGTATCTTCCGGATCAAACCACAATTCCACGCCGATTTCCTGCCCGTCCTTGATGGCAAGGCGATACTCGCGCTGAGTACTTCTGAGCGTTGTCACATCAATCAGGGCGCGCTGGAAACCAACGCTGTTAATTGCCGTAACTCCGCCCACCTCGACAAAATCTTCCGAGTCACCTTCCACGCCGCCGCGCATAAGGATCGTGCCTTGGGTTTCATAGGTGTCAGCCATTTCTCTTATGCTCCTTCTATGTAGCTAAAAATAAAATCTTGCATCACACGATGCACGCCGCTGGTCCCTGCTTCTTCAGCAAAGTCATCAAATTCATTATCAAGCGTTATGCGCCCTACATTTGTAGTGCCCATAGTGCCCTTGAAGCCGTCAAGTCTAAGCCTAACTGCGTCGGATAGATTCTTTACATCAAGATATTTTGCTGCCCACGAATTGATGCTTATCCTAGGCATTGCCCTGCCGGTAGGCCCATCCGGGACATTGCGGAGACGAATGGCGGAAACCTGATTATAGCTGATGGCTGGAAAAGCCGATCCTTGCGGCACGATATTGGGAAATACGCGCCCTCCTGTCATAGTATTGATTGCGGTATCGGCCTTCAGATAGGCAACCAGATCAGCTTCAAACATTCTCGGCTCTCCGTGCCGCTAAGATCCGCAAACCATCTTGCCTCCCCAATTCCTGTACATCCATGATATCCCAAATATCTTCATCCAAAATAGGCGAATCCCCGGCTGGATATATCAACCGATCTAGGGGATTCAGCATCGAAACATTTACAGACCATCTAATGATAAATTCTGCCTGCTGTCTTGCAACAAATTGATCGGATATAAACCTCTCGGTGCCGTTGATCGGCTTGTACGATGCTGGCCTTCTGGCGTCGATCGATGTCCATGTCTCAATAGGCTCGCCTACCGGATCTGGGACGGTCGTAAGTGTCTGGATATCGATAAATCTATCTAGGGTACGCATTAAGCCGCTCTCCGCCTTGAGACGCTAGATGTCGGTGTCCTGGATACTCCAGGTGTCTTTCCTCTTGAGACGGCCTCTGTGGCCGTCCTGGAGGCTCCGGGCGTCCTTCCTCTCGATGGCCCTATAGCCTCGCCTGTAGGCCCTCTGGCCGTCCGGATGCCCGTAGGCACCCTACGGCGGGCCATAGACGGCCCATAGAATACATCAGGATCCACAACCAGCGCTGGGGCAATAATAGCCGCTCCAGCGGAAATCGTCGGCCCATAGAAGATATCTGGATCATCATAGCGGGCGTCTGAGAAGACATCGCCCTGGTTAAAGCAGGCAGATGGGAAAATAACATCCGGATCAGAATACAGATCTGGCGATAGTGTTACCGCGCCGCGAAGAATTGTCGGGCTGTAGAAAGTGTCGGGATCGCTATAAAGCGATGGATTGATCGTCCGATCGATATGCGGCGAATAAAAGGTGTCCGGATCGCTGTATAAATCCGGCGAAAGTGTCCTGACGCCGCGAAGGATGGTCGGTGAATAGAAAGTATCTGGATCGCTATACAGCGCTGGGGATAGTGTTTTAGCGCCACGAACAATAGACGGGCTGTAGAACGTATCCGCATCGCTATACAGTGCCGGATGAATAGATCGACCAACGCTTGGGGCGTAGAAGGTATCCGCGTCGGTATAAATCGCCGGGGATAGTGTCCGCGCACCACGCTGAATAGTCGGTGCATAGAAAACATCTGGATCAGTGTAGAGCGCCGGACTTAATGTTTGATCCGCGCCTTCAGATGTAACGGTAGGCTCATAGAAAACATCCGGATCATCGTAGCGCGCCGCCGTTAATGTGCGCTCGCCACGCTCGATCGTAGGCGCATAGAAGGTATCATCATCAGTGTAGAGCGCCGGACTTAATGTTCTGGCACCACGTAAAATCGTTGGACTATAGAAAACGTCTGGATCGCTATACAGCGCGGCAAAT